ATTAATGAAGATTAATCTTACATTAAATTTTGGATTTTAAATGCTCTGTAATAGTTATTAGCTAAAACAGTTAATGCACCAACGCCTTGTGTAGTACCTTCAGCGAATGGGTTAGCAACTAGACCGTAACGAGTTTTGAATCCAATTTTTGGTTGGAAATTCGTTGTGTCAACTGCACGAACCATTTGTAAAGGAACATATGGGCAATAGAATAAACCTGCGTCATAAGCGTTTGAGCCTTTGTAACCAACAACTGCAAATTCAGAAGATGAAGATGTTGGAGCATATGGATCTATATACACTTTAATGCGACCGAATAATGTACCAGCAAATGTATTGCCTGTATCATCAACAGTTAGGCTAACTTGACTTTGTAAAGCTGATTGGTAATCAAGGATGCCAGCCATTGCAAGAGCAGAAGCAACATCAGAAGAAACGATAAGAACATTACCCTTACCTCTACGAGTTGTTTTAGCAATTGTATTAGCTTCTCTTTCGATTTGGAAAGCGAGACCCTTAACTTTTTCAACCATCCAGCGACCGTTTGAATCGACATCAAGATTGAAAGAACCAACATTAGTTGTACCAACAGCACAACCTTGTTTAGCAGTACCATAGATAGTGCGAACTACTTCACGGTTAATTTCAGCAAGAATTTCAGCAGACAAGATGTTTGCTAATTCTGTTTCTGCATCTAAACCATGAACAGCTTTCAAATCTTGTGCTAATTCAATTGAGTATTCTGCCTTCAAAGCACGAGTCTTTGCAGTAACAGTTACTTTTTCAATTGAGAAAGCCATTTCTTTGAAAGTTAAATCTTCAGCCGTAGCAGTTGCCATAGCAAGAACAGCAGTTGCATTAGATACGAAAGCACCATTTGCATCAGCAGCTTGGCCTACAGTAAGAGCTGTTTGTTGACCTGCAGCACCACCAAAACCTGTGTTAGCTTCGTTATAGAAAGCTTCTGTGCCTGTTGCAGTTATGTATGAAGAACGCATAGCGAAAATAAGACCAGTAGGGCCTGTCATTGGTTGAACACCACAAATATCATAAGCAATTAAGTTCGGTAATGAACGGCGAACTAAACTGATTAAAATTGGGTCAAAACCAGCAACTGGACCTGTTGCAGTAGCACCACCACCAAAACCGCCTGTACCAGACGCATTTGCTGGAGTTGCTTCGTGAAGAATTTCACCTGACTTTTGCATTTCTTGAAATTGATTTTCAAGAACTACAGCAGTAACCGCTTTACGGTATGGGTCTTTAATTGGTGCTAAATCTGGATGATCCAGAACACCTTCCCATTTTTTTTGTAATTGTTCGGACAAATACATTTTTATCTCCTAGATTTACTTGTTATTTAAATTTTTGTTTTAGAAATTGCATTAGATACAGCTGCCACAAATGGGTCTTTTATATCCATTTTTTTGTCATCAGCATCTTCAACAGTTTCGTGTAATTGTTTTTCATCAGCTTTTTTAACGCTAGATGGGAAATAATTTTCACGGATAGTTTCAAGTTTTGTTTTGTATTCGTCCTCTGTGGAGAATTCAACACTTTCTGCAAGTGTTTTGATTTTTTCAACTTGAGTATCTGTAAGACTATCACACACTACACGGGTTAGTTCATTTTTGCGTGATTCAATAAGAGCTTTTTTAAACTCAACACCACGCTCGATTTCTTCGTCAAGTTTGCTTTCAAGTTCTTCAACTTTACCAGCAAGTTCATCAACGAGGTCGACTTTTTCATCAGGAACATCAATATAATGTTCTGCGAATAGATTGCGAAGACCGGCAATAAAATCATCTGTTAATTCTGAGCGTAAGCCAGATTCAATAGCAATCTCATTGTCATTCATCCATTGTTCAACAACATAAGAAAGATAGTCATCAACTTTCTCTGTTAGGTCGTTACGAACAGCTGTGATAGCTTCTTCAAGCATATCAGCATATTTGGATTCAATTTCTTCTTCGATTTGTAAAACACGGTCAGTAACACGAGCTTCAAAAATTGTAGAAACTTTTGATTTGAAATCTTCAGAAATGGTAGAATCGTCAGCAAAAAGGGCATCAATGTCCTCTTTCATTTTTTTCTTCATTTCTTCTTTTTTCTTCATCATCGCTTTATCTTCGGCTTCATCACCGTGCATTTCAGCAATAACATCATCTTCTGTCTCAACTTCTTCTTGTTTAGCAGAAGCGTCAGAAGGTTTAGTTTTAGGCGCTTCAGCTTGTTTAGCTGATTTAGAACCATCAAGTTTATACTTGTCGTAGATATCGCCGCCAACTTTGTTAGCTTCAACATCTTGTTTTGGACCACCAAGGTCTACGACCTGTGAATCTGATTTTTGCATTGGATCCGCAGGCGCTTCTTTCTTACTCGTTGCAAGAATGTCGGCAGCGGCTTCCATGAGTTTATTTGTTGCCATTAGGGAATCTCCTTTATTTGATTTCTTATTTATAATATTAAAGTTTTCGTATGTAGTTTTCAAACAATTTAAGTGCAACTTCTTCAATTTGACGAGAAGATGCTCTCTGAATTTGTTTTTTTGCCTTGTCAAAGTCAGCTTCTACAAACTTACCTTCAACAAACATCCATTCTTTGTTTTCCATGATGCCATTTACGAAAGCACCTGGAGCTGATGGATCTGCAACAATGTCTGCCGCTGTTGCTAATTTTAGGTCATCTTGGACTAGGTTATAACCTTCTCTAGTTTGAGTGACGGAGCCTAATGCTCTTGATGAAACACCAATACTTACATCATTGTCAATAAAGTTTTTAACTATTTGACCATAGGGTGTTTCGAGAATAAGAGCTTTACCATAGAATGTATTTCCATCTTCGACAAGGGAAACAATCTTATGAGATACTCTTTCAAGATTAATTGATGGTGTATCAGGATGACCCAACTCACCTAAAGCACGATTTGTTTTAATGTATTCTTCATTATAACGCTTTACTTCGTTTCGTAAAGTGTCCATTTTATACATACGATTATTGCGATTAACTGTATCGCCTACTAAAAAAGTACCTTCAATAAATAAATTCTTTTTACCACTCTCTGCCGTTTCGGTAAGATAGGTTACATTTTCAATGGTTTCTCTGATTAGTTTCATTTTAGAATCCTGTTAATGCCACATTGTAAGATGTGTCTTTTGTGATTTCCATAACAAGTGAACCACCAGTAGTAATCGTAACTACAAGGTTAGCTGTTGAATTATTTGCAATTGAATGTCCATATTCATCAAGACGCATTTCACCAGCATCATGCAAAGCTAATAAAGGAACTGCATTTCGAGCAATTGAAATACTACCATTGGTTGACCAAGTGACCCTTTTAATTGCTGATGAATTAATTGTTTCACCAATTCCGCCAGTATTAGCTGCCAAATCTTGTAAATTAATAGTATAGGTGCCAGTATCAACACATCGAAGTATTGATGATGACCTTTGAGTATTTTTTAATTCATATCCCATTTTATTTTAATCCTAATCCGGCTCTTCTACGCATTGACATTTTTCGTTTGATTAATGTTCTGCGAAGCTTTGCTCTCCTGGTTGTTTTCCATGACCGTTTTAATAAACGGGCTTTTTTTAATCTTACTGTTGCTGGTATTCGTTTAACTGTATTACCAGAAATACGATAACCTTTTATACCTGAACGTCTTCTGTTCTTTTGAACAACAATTCGTCCTTTAGCATTTCTTCTTATCCTACGGCGAATCTTATTGATTCTACCCATCTTAATGATGTTGGTATTACGGCGAGCAACCTCTTCAAGTTTTTCTACTTCTTCAAGCCTGTCTGCGGCTACATATCGCTTAGCACTTTCTGTGCGTTCTGCAACCATTTCATCAAGACGGTCAAATAATACTTTCTTTGCTTCGTCTAATTTATTTTGTAATATTAAATTAACAAAATTTAACACTACATTCTCTTTTGCGAAAATTCAGCTGCTTTTTGTAAATGTTGGCGTGATTTACCAACCATATCTTCAAACTTCTTTTTATTTTCATCGTTCAAATTTTTATGAACAGTAATGATTGCATGAGCAGTTTGCACATCAACCTTACTTGAAGTTCCGTCATTATGCTTTACCATACCAAGTTGACGATTATCTTTAATCTTTTGCAACTGTGCTATAGCATTTTCATTAA